TGAGGACCAGCAAGAAATTGACGGTATATATAAAGCATTCCAATCCAGTATGCAAGCAGGCTTCACAACTCTATACAATGCTTGGGAATACGATCTTGATGCCGACTTCACTAAATTTGCTCGCCAGCATGGCATTGACCTAAATGCCGCTTCTGCCAAGTATTACAAGAATCCCAACGAGCAAGGTGTAGCGGAGGACGATCATACCGACGAAGAAAATGGCATGGCTCAAGATAATCTTAATAAGATGTCCAAGGCTTCACAACAGATCAATAGCAAAGTCAAAAAATTAGGTGGCAACAAAAGCCTAGAGCCATGGCAACAACAGTTGGTTGCTACAGCCGCAGACAAAGTTGATGCTGTTCACCATAGCATGGACGACGAAATGGAAGAAGGCATCGACGGACGTGGTGAACGTCACGAACCTGAACTAAACCCAGGCGATGCGATTGTACTTAAAACCATTAAAGGTCGTACCTATACAGGCATACTAAGTCATATCAATGACGACAGCATTGTGTTCAAGACTGAAGGAGAAGGTGGTAACCCACACAATCCACACGACACAGAAACACGTTCGCACGTTGTTGCTATCAAGATGTCACACGTTGCAAGCGTTGAGCCAGCAATCATGGCAGAAGGCGTTGAGCCATGGGACAAGCCCGGCTACGATCTTTTGGTAATGGACTATTACAACGGCGGCAATACAGCCAGCGAGATTGCACGTAAACTAGGCATCGAAGAAGAAGAAGTTGAGTATATTATACACAAGCACGAAAACGGCCTAGCAGAAAACGAGTATGACGATGAAGACGACTACGAAGACCAAGGTTTCTTTGTTGCTATAGGTAGCGAAGACGAAGGCGGTTTTGTTGGCATGATCACCAAGGATGGTGGTAAGTGGCGCGAAACTGCTATCAGTGGTAATGCACCTTACAACTGGGGCGGTTCATATATGAGTTATCTCAGCTCTGAAGATGTGATGCAACATCTTAGAAATGACTACGGACGCCACGCCCAGGTTAAAGGTCCATTCTCCACTGAAGAGGCCGCTATGCAATATGCGCAAAGTCATTTTGATCTTGGCTCAGATGCAGAGTTTGGTGATGAGAACTACGACACGCTAGAAGAACAAAAGTTACAAATAGGTGATCCTATTGTTGTTACCTATGGTAACGAATACGAAGGTGAGCACGGTGAGATCATTGACTTTAGTCCAAGTGGTAGCTTTGTGATTGTGCGCATGCAGAACGGTGACGAAGCTAGCATGCACCTGAGTGATGTAGAGTACAGCGAGCACGATGAAGATGATGAAGATGATGACGGCATCATGTACGAGCCACCCAAGAGACGTCCTCAACGCGACGACCTAGATGAAACTGTTAACGATCCTGATTTTGAACGCATGATGGGCAAAATGACATCTCCTGACTCATTAAAAACTAGAGAAGCAGTAGCGATGATGATGGAGCTGGTGTACCACAGCGGTGCATCATACAAAGAAGCACTACAACAGGCTAGTTCAAGTTTTGAAATTGATCCTGCTAAGTTGCAGGCGTTGTATCAACAGCAGTTGAAACAACAAGGCAATCCAGTTGACGAAGCAGGTAACCCTGCACAACAAGCGGCCATTGCCATTGCCATGAAAAAGGCTGGTAAGAAGCCCAAGTCCGAATCAATGCAGTCTGCCGCACACAAGCCAACTGGCCCTAGTTTTGCTGGTGGCAAGTGGAAAGGCACAGACAGTGCCACACAGGCCAAGAACAAGTATGTTGGCAGTGGTGCCACAGAAAGCGTACAACATGACAAACAGGTATTAGAGTACACAATCAACAACATGAAGCGTGATGGTTATGAATTCTTTAACGAAGACGACAATGGCTTTGACAAATGCTGGACTGGTTATCGCAAGGTAGGATTAAAGAAAAAAGGCGACAAGATGGTGAATGACTGCCGTCCTGTTAAAAAGAAAAAGTAAGAACACCCTTAGGACCGCACTAGTTGCGAGGGCGCCCGGGTGCTGGGCGTAGCAAGCGATTCGCTACCGTGACCTACAAAGTGACCACATAAATAACACAGTATGGATAAATTAGTTAACGCACTCAAGATAGCATTTGCCAGTGAATTCAGTTTTTATCTGAAGTCGCACAATTTCCACTGGAATGTTGAAGGCATACACTTCCAAGAACTACATTCTTTATTTGAAACTATCTACCAAGAAGTGCTAGATTCAATTGATCCATTTGCCGAAAACATTCGTAAACTGAATGCATATACTCCTGCCAGTTTAAGCAGATTTAGCATGTTAACTCAAGTTGAAGACGAGACTGCAATTCCAAGTGGTGAGGCCATGGCGGCCGAACTGCTGAGTGATAGTGATCGTATGGTAAAACTACTCAAGATCTGTTTTGATCTCGCTACCAGCGCAGGTGAAGACGGCTTGGCTAACTTTATGGCCGAGCGCATGGATGCACATAGAAAGCATTCATGGATGTTGAGAGCTACCCTAAAATGATCTGTCCACATAAAACCAAATTACAATGCAATGCCTGGCTCGACTCGATAGTGATTGTGCTGGCACTGATTGCTGTTCTTACCACTATACTACACATAAGCAATTTTGAAGGATGGAGTTTGTACAAAGAAGTACTGGTATCCTTTATCACCGCAGGATCTGTATGCTGGAGTATCTGGGTGGTACGTGTTCTAAGAGGCATCATACACTGGTGGTCATCCATGCACTCACAGTTGGACACCATAACACAGCTATTGTCCGAAACCAAAACTGAAATCAGAGCAATAAAACTTATTTCTGATCACTCACACCTTCAATAAATATTTAGATGAATCCACTCCTATATACTCTGGTGGTAACCCATATCACCATTGTATGTGTTACTCTCTTCTTACATCGTAGCCAAGCACACAGATCAGTCGCATTCCATCCTGTGGTGGAACATTTCATGCGAGCCTGGCTCTGGCTCACAACAGGCATGGTCACTAAACAATGGGTAGCGGTACATCGCAAACATCATCAGTACAGTGATGCACCAGGTGATCCACATTCACCGCATGTGTTTGGAATCGCACATGTATTTTTTAAAGGGGCATTGTTATATCATGAAGCCAGCAAAGATACGGTCATGGTTGACTCATACGGTCGTGGTACTCCTGCTGATTGGATGGAGCACAACCTATACAGTGCTCACTCCAGACTTGGCATTGGCATTCTCTTTTTGTTCAACACGCTAGTGTTTGGCTGGTGGGGACCACTCATATGGGGCATCCAGATGATCTGGATTCCGCTCTGGGCGGCAGGAGTTATTAACGGAATAGGACATTGGTATGGATATCGTAACGGTACTACAAGGGATGGGAGTCGTAACATTAGTAACATTGGTATACTTATTGGTGGCGAAGAGCTTCACAATAATCACCACCTGGATCCAGCATCTGCGCGACTGAGTCGTCGATGGTTTGAATTCGACATAGGATGGATGTATATAAAAATCTTAGAACGTTTAGGTCTGGCAAAACTGCGAGTTGCTAATTCTTAAGCAATTACGTATAATCAATCAACTGGAGGATATTTCAATGACAGCACGTATGTTCGGCTCAGCCGAAAAAGCAAAACTCACTCAACTTATCAACGAAGGCATGCAGGTCATGCAGGAAGTTGAAACTCTTAACGAAGGCCTAGCTGATACTGTAAAAGCCATTGCTGAAGAACTAGAGATCAAACCCGCGGTTCTGAAGAAGGCTATTCGAATTGCACACAAAGCCAAACTAGGCGAAACAAATCAAGACCACGAAGAACTCAACACTATCTTAGAAACTGTTGGTAAAACACTTTGAACGAAATAGTATTCAGCATCTTCACTTGGATAAAGGAAGATTGGCGCAGTAATCCTCTCCGCTGTAGTCTCGAGATTATAGCCTGGTTCCTCAGTATCGGTTGTGCATTTAGCATGATGCTTACTGTACCCAATCCTCCGTTTCTGATCCTGTATCCATTGTTTATCACTCAGTGTGCTATCTTTGGATGGGCGGCCTGGAGTAGACGCAGTTTCGGAATGCTGGCCAACTATCTACTGTTGGTTTCGATTGATAGTGTTGCGCTAGCTCGAATGGTATTATAAATAACATTGTCTCGCCGGACATGAAACGGCATGTAGAGTAAGTGTAAGCTCAAAGTTACACAAGGAGAAAATATGAGTTATGTAGACGCTCTCTACGATCGAGCCAAAGATCGTATACACGTAGTGGAACGTGTGAATGGACAAAGGGTATACCGAGAGTACCCAGCAGAATACATCTTTTACTATGATGATCCCCGCGGCAAGTTTCGTACCATTTACGATTCGCCTGTGAGCAGATTCCATAGCCGCAACAACAAAGAGTATCAAAAAGAGATTCGTATACACAGCAACAAGCGTGTGTGGGAATCAGACATCAACCCGATCTTTCGTTGCCTAGAAAGCAACTACCTAGGATCAACATCACCCAAACTACAAACCTGCTTTTTCGACATTGAGGTGGACTTTGATCCACTACGAGGTTTCTCCAAGCCGGAGGATCCATTCAATGCGATCACTGCTATTTCTGTTTATCTAGACTGGATGGATAAACTGGTTACCTTGGTCATGCCGCCCAAGAGCATGAGCTGGGAAACTGCACAAGAGATCGCAGACCAGTTTGACAACTGTTTCTTGTTTGAACGCGAAACGGACCTGCTGAACACATTCCTAGATCTTATCGATGAAGCAGACATCCTATCCGGATGGAACAGTGAAGGATTCGATATTCCGTATACTGTGATGCGCATCAATAAGATCCTGAGCAAAGATGATACCCGACGTCTATGTCTGTGGAACCAGTTTCCTAAACAGCGTATGTTTGAACGTTTTGGTGCAGAGAACTTGACCTTTGACCTGATTGGACGAGTGCATCTAGACTACATGCAACTGTATCGCAAGTACACCTACGAAGAACGCCACTCCTACAGCCTGGATGCCATTGCTGAATACGAGCTAGACGAACGCAAGACACAGTATGAAGGCACTTTGGATCAGTTGTACAACAAGGACTTTAAAGAGTTCATCGTGTACAACAGACAGGATACCATGCTGTTGAACAAGCTGGACAAGAAACTCAAGTTCTTGGATCTAGCCAATGTACTGGCACATGAAAACACCGTGCTACTGCAAACCACCATGGGCGCAGTAGCGGTTACCGAGCAAGCAATTATCAACGAAGCACATCAACTGGGACTAATTGTTCCTAATAGAAAGGGTAGAGATGATCAAGGTGACACACAAGCGGCAGGTGCCTACGTTGCTTTCCCCAAAAAAGGAATGCACGACTGGGTCGGAGCGATCGACATCAACTCGCTCTATCCCTCGGCTATTCGTGCCCTTAACATGGGCCCAGAAACCATTGTTGCCCAACTCCGGCCAATAATGACCGACAGGTATATCAAGGACAAGATGGATGCAGGTTCAAGTTTTGCAGACGCCTGGGAAAACATGTTTGGTACCCTTGAGTATACTGCTGTAATGGATTGCCAGAAAGGCACGGAGATCACCATTGACTGGGAAGGTCAAG